CCCCTTCCCGAAGTAGCCGGGGGTGGAGACGGGCTTCAGCCCCTGGCGGTAGGCGTAGTCGTGCTTCTTCGTGCAGCGGAGCAGGTCCCGGAGCTCGGTGACGCTGATCCGGGGGTACTCCTCCGGGCTGTCCACGTTCGAGATGTAGGCGTCGGGGTCACGAGGCATCGGCCACCTCCTCGGCCGACGCGTCGAGGTCCCGGAGCGCGGCCTCCGCCTGACCGACCACGGCAGCGAGCCGGAGCAGGGCAGGCAGCGTGCCCTGGGAGAAGAACAGGGTGGCGTCCCCGATGCTGACAGCGACGAAGTTGCCGAAGATCTCGAGCCGGGGCTCGCTGTCAGCGCGGACGTGCAGGTTGACGGTCAGACGTTCCATGCAGGGCCTCCTTCAGGATGCGGGTACGCTCGGCGGCGTACTGCTCGGGGGTGGGGCGGGACTCGGCCAGGGCGTGGAGCAGCTTGGCCACGGGGGCGGGGTAGGGGGGCATCAGCCGGCCCGGAAGTCGGCGAGAAGCACGCCGCGCTTGGCGCGAGGGGCCGCGTAACCGACGAGCGTACACGAGGCGATTGCCCCGGGGGTGGTGACCCAGTAGCTCACCGCATCGGAACGCTCGTTCCCGTCGGGGTGGAAGCCCAGGGCATCCTTCGGGGAGCGAGCCACCACCACGAACCCGGCGTATTCGTCATAGTCGGGGCGGTCGGAGCGTTCGACGAGGTAGACCTTCAGGCGTGCCATCAGTCGTCCCCCAGCCTGGAGATCAGGTCGGACAGCTTCAGGCTCTTGCTGCGGGCAGCGTCCCTGACGCCGCTCGACTTCTTCGGATCCTGCATGGTGCGGACCTGCTTGTGGAAGTACCCGGCCAGCGCCTCGCGGATCAGCCGCAGGTCCCGCTCGCTCAGGTCAATGTCGAACTCAGACATCATCCTCTCCCTTCGTCGTCGGTAGAGTGGCGCGAAGGCGGTCGCGTAGGGCAACCACGCCGGGGTTCCCATCGCCATCGAAGTCGGTCTCCCGGATGCTGTAGGTGAGCATCTGGACGCAGGCCCGCAGGTCGTCCGGGTCCGGGATGCGCTGACGCAAGCGCAGGTACTCCTCCTTGAGCCTGACGACCTCGGCGTTCTCTTCGTCGGTGGGTACGAGCGCCCGCAACCGCTCGACCTCGGCTTCCAGCGCCTCGATGTACTCCCCGTCACCCGTGCTGTCAAGCACCGTCGTCCTCCAGGTGGGCGAGGTAGGCGGTGACCGCCGCGAAGAACACCCGGTCAGCCGGGGTCCAGTCGAGCCAGTCGTCGTTGAAGCGCTGAGCAGCCTCCTCGACGACAGCCTGCACGTCGATGGGCAGCTCGTGCATCTCAGAGTAGCAGAAGCGGCACTCGGGCTCGTCCACCCACTCGCCGGGGTGCTCCCAGCAGGTGGGCGCCCAGCGGAACTCCTGCTCACGGTTGAACAGGGCGCAGGCGGGGTTGTGGCAATGGAGATCGACGATCTCGACGCGGCTCACGCGGTCACCTCCCGGTAGACGGACGTGCCGTCCGAGAACCCGCCGAGCCGCTCCAGGGGGGTGCCCCCCACGTCGGTGATGGCGGTGCGAACGACGGAGACGAATCGCTCAGCGTTCTTCCGGCACCAGGACTCGGCCAGACCGGGGCGCTCCGCGTGGGGCTCGACCCCGAGGCTGACGGACCAGATGTCCAGGTACTCGTAGACCACGACCCGGGCGTGGGCGTTCTCCAGGAGGAGGATGCCCTCCCGGTCGATCCAGCCACGTCGCAGGGGCGGGGCCATCATGGAGGGGAAGGCTTCGAGCAGGGCCTCCTGCAGCGTGTCGGTGAAGCTGTTGTAGTAGGCCGGAGGGTCGTCCTGCTGGACCCCGGCGTACACGGTTGCGATGGCGTCGGTGAGGACGCCTACGGATCGGCCCATGAGGGCCTCCTTTCAGGTCGACTCATTCGGTTGTCAAGGTGCGCTCCCCGGATTCCGGGGACCCCCCAGTATGCTCACACCGGGGGGCCCCGTGTCAAGGGGTCAGAGCAGGTCGTCGTCCATCAGCCCGCCGAGGGCGTCGTCGACGTCCATCCGCAGGTCCTCTCGGTCCTGAGCCTTGAGGGGATGCCCTCGCCGGAGGCGGTCGATCACGTCCTCCCAGCGTGAGAACAGGGTCAGGTGGGTGTCGGGGCACAGCTCGCGGATGCGGTCGAGGTCACGGAGGATGCCCATCAGATCAGCTTCGCACGCTTGAGGGCGTAACGCTCGTCCAGGACCCGCTGGGCGGCAGCCCCATTCCGCAGGGCCTCGTCCGCGTCGTCCTCGTCGGTCAGGAGCGAGGCCAGGTGCAGCGCGATCTCGATCAGCTCGCGCTTGGAGAGGTCCCAGAGGGGGGCGGCGGGGGAGGTCATGCTCCACGCGCCCAGCTGGCGTGCCTTGCCTTGCGTGTAGAACCCCATAGTCAGGCTCCGTTCATGGAGGGGGAGAAGAGGGGGGTCAGGCTGTTGACGCGCTGGCCCTTCCGCAGGGCGAGGTTGATGGTGTCCGCGAGCCGGTCGACGCGGACGGTCTGGATGTCCAGCAGGGAGCCGCCCTTCACCTGGGTGGCCAGCTCCAGGCGCCACAGGTCATCGGGGGCGCTGCGCTCCGGGAGCCGGGAGATGCCAGTGATCTGGACCTGCACCACGGGGTGCTCGTCGAAGTCCTCCGCCTTGACGCGCTCGACGAACAGGCGCCGGGCCTCGGCCTCGCTCGAGCCCTCCTGGACCCCCTCGTAGGTGTCCTTCAGGAGGACGTCGGCGGTGATGCGGTACTCCGGCATCAGCCCACCGCCTGCTCGATGTCGAACTCGTCCCAGGCCACGCGCAGCTCCTTGGCGGCGTTGTAGAGCTTGAGCAGCTCGTCGTCGATCTCCCGGAGGGTGCGTCGGGCCCAGTCCGGGCGGCTGGGGGCAGCACGCTTCTCCATCAACACGTTGGTGATGCGCCGCTCCACCAGGTCCTGCAGCAGCTCGATGGTCTCGATGTCGAACACGGGTGCCTCCTTCACAGCAGCTCGTGCGCCCGGGTGGATGCCCGGGGGGTGGGGGTGGTGACGAAGTACGCCTCGACGATCTCCGCCGGGTCGAGCCCGTCGTGGCCGCCGACGCTGCGGTAGTAGATGCCCCGGGCCACCCCGGTGAGGAGCAGGCTCTCCTTCCCGAGGTGGCGCAGGACCTCCGCGACCTCGGTCTGGTCGGCGGTGAAGGTCAGGTCGTCGCTCAGGTCGGCGACGTAGAAGACGTGGGCGGTCAGGCTGCTGTTCATTCGTCCCTCCAGGGGTACTCGGTCACGATGTGGTCCCCGCAGTCCCGGTAGACCACCAGGGCCCCGTTGGGCAGGGTCTCGGCAGCGAACGCGGGGCAGTGGTCGGGGGTCTCGTCAGGCAGGGTGGCGAGCCCGAAGATCAGGACCAGGGCGAAGGTGACGACGAAGACCACCACGACCTCGATGGCTCCGACGCGGCCCCTCACTTCGGGACCCCGGTCATGATGGTCGCGTCCTGGCGGGCGGATCGGAGCAGGTCGATGGCGTCCTCGATCCGGGTCGCCACCTTCACGGCGCTGGGGGTGGGGGTCCCGACCTGCAGCTCCCACAGCAGCTGGCGCAGCATGTAGACGTGGCGGTCCAGCGTGTCCTTTACTTCGGTGCGGGTCACGCGCGGGCCTCCTCGATGATGTCGACGACCTTGCGTTCGATGCTGTAGCGGTAGCCCCGCCACTCGCGGTTGGCGTACTCGGTGAGCTTGCGGAGGGCCGGGTACAGGCGGTGCTCGCGGAGGGGCCGGAGATCGCCCGAGCGCCCGGCGTCCCCGAAGTAATCGACCAGTCGGCGCGCTGCCCGAGCGAAGGTGCGGGCCCGGGCGCGGTCGTCGAAGGCGGCGACCTGGAAGCCGGTGCGCTCGTGGGAGACGACCCACTTGCCATCGGGCTCGACAGCGTCGCGGGCCTCGCCCAGCTGTCGGTGGATGGCGAACCCCCCATGGGGGCAGCGCTCGCCCGGGACGTTGACGATGCCGTGCATGCGGTGGCTGGGGTGAACGGTGGTGTAGGGCATCAGTCGTGCTCCTCTCGGTGGTGAAAGGCGGACAGGGTGACGACTTGCGCGAAGTCGACCCCCCAGGCGTCGGCGATCTGGCGGGTCTGGAGGTCGGTCATGGTCGGTCCCTTCGGCCCCCGATAGGTGGGGGCGTGCCCGTTGGTCGGGCGCAAGATAGGGGGCCGGAGCCCCCGGTCGATCAGTTGTCCCAGTCCACAACGCCGGGCGTGTCGAACTCGGCGAGCAGCAGGTCCAGCTCGTGGCGGGTCTTGTATTCTTGGCGGGTATGCCCGGTGACAGCTTCACGCTCGCGCTGCAGGATGTCCAGGAGGTACGGGATCAGGTCCTTGGGCAGCGTCACGGTGGTCAGGGTGGTGTCCATGGGGCTCCTTTCAGAAGCGGAAGTAGGGTGCGAACATCCGGCGCAGCTGGGCGTTCTCGTACTCGCGCAGCTGGTGGGCGTAGTGCGGGTTCGGACGCCGCTCCAGCGTGCCGCCGTGGGCGGCGACGTTGTCCTTGACGCCGAGCATGTCGCTCGACCCGTGCTGCTGCCCGTTGGGCAGCCAGAGCATCCAGAACCCGCCCCGACGGGTGACGTGGGACGTGGTCCCGTCCGGCCAGACGGCGACCGGCGTGGTCTTCGCAGGCTTCCGCATCAGTAGCGCACCTCCGGGCGGATGGTCGTCAGGAACGGGATGCCGCCGACCTCGTACGCCACCGACTGCTCGCCGGAGTCGAGGAGGAGCGCGATGATACGGTCCAGGGCGGGGGTGAGGCGCTCAAAGACGGTCACCAGGGTGATGTCGTCGACGTGCAGGGTGCCAGCGTCGTCGCGCCAGTAGCCCTGGTGGCCGGGGCTCAGGGTGACGCCCCCGGCGTGCGCCAGGGCGATATCGCGGGCCTTCTCGGCCAGGTGGGCGGGGACGTAGACGGTGTGCTTGATCATTCCAGGACCTCCAGGGCGGTGATCTCGTAGGCGTCCGCGCCGACGTTGAGGGCGGGCTGCCGGGCCCGCCACGCGGCGATGCGCTCGTCGCTCACGGGCTCGTCGTGACGCAGCGGCCAGGGGCGGTCAGCCTCCCAGGCGTTCATGGCGGCGTCAGCGGCCTCATGCGCGGCCACAACGGCCTGTGCTGCCTCCAGGGAGGCGCAAGCGCACAGCGGCGCGCCGAGACCTTCATAGTCGTGCCCGGGCGAGACGATGTAGACCTTCATGGCGATCTCCTTCTGGGCCCGATAGGTGGGCCCGTGCGCCGGTTGGTCCGGCGGCAAGATAGGGCCCCGGAGGGCCCGAGTCGATCAGTTCAGCCCCATCCGGCGGGCCTCAGAGTAGCAGTTCTGGACGGCGTCGAGCGTGGCCACCCGGCGCGAGACCGAGGACCCGTGGCAGGTAATCCCGCGCCACGTCGCCGCGCAGGTCCAGGACCCGTCGTACCAGCGCATCCAGCGCAGGCGCATTAGCGGACCTCCTCGTAACGCATCGTGACCTCGTTCCAGCGCCAGGTGACCCGGCGCTTCAGGGGGCGCATGGCGGCGACCGCCTCGGAGACCAGGCGGGTCTGCTCAGCGCGTCCCTCGGCGTGCTGCCGGGCCCGGTCGGACTGGTAGCCGGGCATTAGCGGGGCACCTTCCGGGCGTGCCGGATGGCGACGTTCAGGGCGTCCCGCAGGGCGACGGCGGCCTCAAGCGAGTCGGGCTCGGTCCCGTCGACGAAGATTGCCACCTGGGCGCCGTGGTCCGCCGTCCAGGGGGTCTCCATCTTGACGACGGCGAACGTCTCGAAGCGATCCGCGCGGATGTCGGCGGTGCCGAGGTGCAGCGACAGGTCGACGCGGCCCTCGTAGCTGGAGGCGACGGTGTACGGGCCGTGGTGGGCGGGGCGGCAGGCGGTGTTCTCGGCGAAGATGCGGGCGGTCGTGGTGCTCATGGTGGAGCCTTCCTGCTGCCGATTGGCAGCGGTGCGCCGTTGGAGCGGCGGCAAGATACCGGCCGGGTCGCTGACGCGGGGTCCGGCCGGGGTGATCGTGGTGCGGTCGACAGGAGCCTGGGGCTCTACCGCCGACGCTGGGCCTTGAAGCCCAGCAGGTCCTGACCCCGTTGCAGCGGCTCGCCCCACGGCGTACGGAACCGGGGTGTCGTCACCGGTCGGAGCGGCTGTCGGTCGGTCAGGTGTTCGTCCTCAGCCTCCCTCGCCCGTCGGAGCCCCAGATGCGACGCCTGGGGCGGGCTGCTTGACGGCGACTCGGAGCGTGGGCTCCTCTTCCGGGCTCGTAAGCCCCCGAGGTCGATTCCTCGGTCTGCCCCTCAGCGGGGCGTGAGGAAAGTATGGGGCATGGGGCCTGACTTGTCAACCCCCCTCCTCCGATGTCGTGCTGGACGGCCTGAAGGGCCCCTCGCATGGCGCCTGACCGGAGCGCGTCCGGCGCCCGACCGGCAGGGCCACCTGTAGTAGCCGGGTTGCGGCCACGTCGCCGCGTCGAGCGAACGCCGTCCAGGACGCGCTCCTCTCACAGCGTCGCTCGAGTCGAGTCGAGGCGCCCGGCCACCACACCGAGGTGGCACCACGTCGACGTGGGGGCAGGACGTCGACACGTCACGACGTCACGTCGAGCGGATCGACACGTCGAGGGGTCAGGGGATCAGCCCCAGGACCGACAGTACCAGGTGCGTTCGGAAGCCAAGGACCGGGGTGGGGGATCGCAAGGCTCGACAGCCCCCCTGGTAGGTGTACAGCTCAAGGATCGGATGGTTGCATGTATTAGGTACCTCCACGAACGTATACCCAGTTCCTCCCTCCCAGACGCTCTATCTCCTCCTGCATACCCACTACCATCCAAGGCTAGGATCACCGTCCTACACGCTATAACTCGTTGTTCTGTTCCTCACAACTTATACACCTTCCCCTCAACAACCCCGTCCACCACGCAAACTCTAATCCCCTACTGTCTGTAGGTCTATACAGCGAAACCCCCACCCGAAACTCAGCACCCACCCACCTGAAGAGAAGTCACCTCGATAGAATACCCCTCGAAAGTCGTACTCCTACTACCTGTCCATCCTCTGACGTTCGTACTTGATCCCTGTGTAAGTCTTAGGGAGGGGTAAGAACTCTACAATCAAGGTCTTTCAGTCTACACCACGGGGGTGCTTCTCGTCAAGTCCCGCTTTCTGGAAGGTGGAAACGCTGTCCTGGACGGAAAAAACCCCAGAAAAGTGCCACTTTGGGCCCCTGAGTGTCGGATTCCGCACCTTCGGGGGCCCCCGTGACACCCACCCCCTTGACAACAGGCCCTCGAGTGTGCCAGAATAGAGGGAGACGGGGGCGAGAACGCCTCCAGAGAGGAGAAACCCATGCTCAGAGACGACTTGGAGGCGTTCGCACCCCGGATCGACCGCCCGCTGATCATCGAGTTCGTGAACTTCCTGCACGAGAGGGGCTACTCGGCCCGCTTGACCTACGGATTCTGGGACTTCGAGGTCTTCCGGGACGCCGACGAGCCCGTCCTGGCCATCAAGACCGTCCGAAACGCCCCCACGGAGTCCCAGATCACGAAGTTGGTGACCGATGAGACCCCAGCGAAGGTGCTTCTGGTCGACGGACCCAATCCAAGGGCCCACCAGGTGCTCGAGCAGGCCCCGTTCCTCGCCGCGACGGGCACCGGGGTCTTCGTGAGGGCCCACGGGTGGGTGATTCTGCCCGGGACGCCGAACCTGGAGCACGCGGCGAACGTCCGGCTGCGTCTGGCGCCCCGCTGGCAGGAGCAGCCCGACGGATCCTTCCTCAAGGCCTGCTCCGTGTGCGGCGAGATGCTCCCCCCGGACGCCTACTACCGCGCCGCCTACCCGACCCTCAAGGACCCCTACCGCCACCAGTGCAAGGCCTGCTACCGAGCCGGCCAGAAAGAGCGCCATGCCCAGAAGCAAGCTGACTGACGCCCAGATCGCCGAGATCCGGCGCCTCTACTCGCTCCGGGGCTCAACCCAGAACTGGACCGTGGCCAAGCTGGCCGGCGTCTTCGGGACCTCGAAGGCCAAGATCGTGTCCCTGTGCCGCGATCTGCCCTTCGCCGGCTACCGAGGCTACCCCCAGGCGCCCCAGAACCTCGAGTCAAGCTCCCCCTTCGCGCGGGACTAGGGCTTGACACGCCCCCCTCAACCGTGATAGGGTATAGGGGTCGCCGGTTGGATCCCCGGCGTCCCCCCTCGAGGGGGAAAGCAGCTGCGGTGATCCCCTGGGGGGCCAACCCCGGGGGGTCGCTCTCTGGCCCCTAGTCCAACGGCAGGACGCGCGGCTCTGAACCGCGAGGTCGGGGTTCAAGTCCCTGGGGGCCAACCAAGCCCAGAAAGAGGAGGCTGTGACAGACCAACTGCGACCCGACGACACCCGAGCCTGGATGAAGATGCTCTTCCGCCCAGGCGACACCTTCGAGGTTCGCGTCAAGACGAACGAGGAGCGCGGCGCGAAGCAGATCTGGCTCCCCTTCGGGAAGCTCGAGGACTTCGTCAACATCCACGTCCCCACCCACACCAGCCACGGGCGCCACATCTGGATCGGCGTCGCCCCCCGGCCGCGTGTGGACGACAGCAGTCCGGTCCTCCACCGGGCCCTGTGGGCCGACTTCAGCGCCTCCGTCAAGAGCGTCGACGTCGCACGCGCCCACATCCTCTCCGCCGGCCTGCCGCCGGCCACGATGCTCGTCTGGAGCGGGAACGGCGTCCACGGCTACTGGGCGCTCGACCGCGACTACACCCCCGACGAGGTCCGCCCGCACGCGAAGGGCCTCCACCAGGCGCTCCCCACGGACGCCACGCACGACTCATCGCGCATCATGCGCGTCCCCGGGACCATCAACGCGAAGGACCCGGCCCATCCGCACGCCTGCTACATCGCAGAGCACGCGCCGGAGAGAGTCTACGACCTGCAGGTCTTCCCCCAGGCGGAAGTGACCGAGGTCGTCGCAACGGGTGCGAAACCCGCCCAGATGACGCCCCTGAGCCAGGAGGACAGGGAGCTCTTCCTCGCCAACTGGCTGGACGGCATCAAGCACAAGATGGTCCTCGCGGTGGCCGGCTACCTCCGCAAGAACCTGTACTACGACGAGGCCTCCGCGCTCGAGGAGATCGTCAGCATCCACCGGGAAGCCGGCTACGAGCCGGACGAGCTCCTGGTGCGCGCCGTCAAGGACACCTACGCGCGGATCTGGTCCACCGTGGCCGGCATGCGGGCGCTCGAGGAGCTGGGGATCCGGCCCAAGGTCCGGGACAGCTTCAAGTTCCGCATCGTCACCCCGCCCAAGCGCAAGATCGAGGTCATCGACTTCACCGACGACCTCAAGGAGCAGGAGTTCTGGGTCCACGGGCTCGTCGGGCCGGGCCTCCTCACGCTCTGGGCCGCCGACCCCAAGACCGGCAAGAGCTTCGCCGCGATGCAGATCGGGTACGCGCTCGCCACCGGGCAGCGGCTCTGGGACTTCGACACCGACCCCACCCCGCGACGGGTCCTGTACTTCCAGGGCGAGCTGTCGAAGGGGATGGTCTACAGCCGCGCGAAGGGCATGTTCGGGATCCAGTCCATCCAGGACCCCCGCCGGTTTGCCATGACTGCAAAGCCGGACGAGCCGATCAACCTCGTGCGGAACCCCGAGATCCTCACCGACCTCGCGGACCCCTACGACGTCGTGATCGTCGACCCGATCTCCGTCTTCCACCAGAACGACGAGAAGAGCAGCCACAACGTCAACGAGGTCATCAGCGTCTTCGACCACCTGCGCTCGAAGGGCAAGGCCGTAATCCTCGTCCACCACACGCGCAAGGTCGGGAACGACTCCAAGGGCAACGCCCACATCCCGACCTTCAACGACATCCGGGGCTCGGGGGCCTGGTTCGCCACAGCGGACGCGCTCGCCCTGCACTACAAGACCGACCCCAGCGGGCAGCACACGCGGGTCAAGTTCATCTTCCGCGCGGCCCCCGACCGGGACCCGCTCGACCTGCACCGCCTGCCCAACGGCAGCTTCACGCACGACAAGGCCCAGTTCTTCGCCGCCAACCCCACGATGCGGGTGCGGATGGACGCCGTCAACTGATCGCGTGTTGCACTCCCACGGCACTTGAGCACAACTGCCGTAGAAACGCAACAGCGGAGAAAGGACCCCCATGAGGGCCTTCCAGGACGCCAAGGAGCTCCGCAGCTTCCTCCCCAACCAGGAGCTCTTCACCGACGCCCGGGCCCTGCTCGGAGACGGGGACGACAACCCCGACATCGTCGTGGTCAAGTACCAGCCCAGCGGCTGGGACATGCAGAACTTCAAGCCCTTCCTGGGGAAGGACGGCATCCCGATCCGCCGCCACTTCATGCAGCAGGGCATCAAGGCCTACTACACCACGGTCTTCCCCTTCTTCCGAGGGGGAGCGAAGGCCAACGCGAAGGACGTGCGTCTGGCCGCGCCCGTGGTAGCTGAGGAGCTCCGGCGGGTACCGGCGACGAAGTACCTCCTGATGGGGGCCGACGCCGCACGCTTCTGCCCCCTCTTCAGCTACCCCTTCAAGCGGTTCGACGAGATCGTCGGCCGCACGTTCGAGATCGACGGGGCCCGGTTCCGCGTCACCCACGCGCCGGCCGCCGTGGTCGCCAACCCCGCCATCTTCCAGGAGTTCCTGCGCGGGGTCGACGAGCTGATCAGCCCCACCACCGCCCCGCCCGTCGCGCCGCCAAGCTACGAACGCTACTACGTCGTCCAGAACAAGCTCCAGGCTCGGAGCATCTTCGCTCGCGTGGCGAATCCGGTGGCCCTGGACATCGAGACCACCGGCCTGGACCCCTGGTCCGACCGGATCCTGACCCTGCAGATCAGCTGGGAGGAGGGCGTCGGGTACGCCTTCCCGTGGACCCTGTTCGAGCCGGCCGAGTGGGCCGCGCTCCTCGGGGGCCGGCACCTGATCTTCCAGAACGGCACCTTCGACGTCACCTTCCTCGCCGTGAACGGCGTCCACGTCCAGATCCACGAGGACGTGATGCTGATGCACTCCCTGATCGACGAGACCCCGGGCTCGCACTCGATGGAGCTCATGGCCCAGCGGTACCTGGGGGTCGAGAAGTGGGGCGACACGGTCAACTACGACGACATGGAGGGCAACGACCTCCAGACCCTGGGCCGCTACGGGGCACGCGACACGGACCTCACGCTCCGGCTCGCCAACCACTTCCGCCCCAAGGTCGAGGGCCGCTACGTCCACAAGGTCATCCACCGCGCCCAGAACGCGATCACCCGCAGCTCACTGCGCGGGATCCGCATCGACCGCGAGAAGGCGCTCGAGTTCGAGCGCGACATCCAGAAGGCCCTGCACGACAAGCAGATCTACCTGGCCGACGTCTACGGGCTCGAGAACGCCAACAGCCCCGTCCAGGTCCAGGAGCTGCTCGTCAACCGCATGCAACTACGGTTGCCGAAGCTGAAGGGCAAGGTCAGCACCAGCAGTTCGATCATCGAGCCGTTTGCGCAGCAGCACTCTGTCATTCGGGACATTCTCGAATACAGACACCTGACAAAAGCCGGCGGGACCTATGTTCGTAACATCCTCGCCGTTAGCGAGCGGGACGGGCGTTACCACGCCCAGTTCAAGCTGGCCGGCACCGAGACGGGGCGCGTCACTGAGCCCCTGATCACCCTGATCCCTCGCGCCGACGACCTGACGAACCCCGACCTGGGCAAGCAGTACCAGGTCCGGCTCCGTGAGCTGTTCCTCCCGGACGAGGGCTACGTCATGATCGGCGCCGACTACCGGGGGCTCGAGGTAGGGATGGGCGCCTACCTCACGAACGACCACCAGCTGGTCGACGACTACAACACCCGCCTGGACACGCACTCCGCGCTGGCCATCGACGCCTTCGAGCTAGGGATCCCGCTTGAGCCCCGCGCGACCCTGAAGAAGCGCGTCCAGGAGGGGCACGCCTTCCTCCGCGAGATCGCCAAGCGCGGGACCTTCACCTGGCTGTACGGGGGGACCGAGGCCGCGATCCGCGACCAGCTCAAGATCGACAAGGAGCTGGCTGTGAAGATCCTCACTGCGCTGCGGACCCGCTACAACGGGGTCCAGGTGTGGCAGGAGCGGGTCAAGGCCAGCGTGCTCGAGCACGGCAGCGTGACGACCCCCTGGGGCCGCACCCGCCGCTTCCTGATCCACCCCGCGCTCGACGAGCGCATGATCGAGGATCAGCTTCGGGAGGCGATCAACGCCCCCAACCAGGGCATGTCCAGCGACATGAACCTGGCAGCCTTCGCCGAGGTGGAGGCTCGAGGCATCCAGACCCTGTTCCCATTCCACGACGCGATCTACGCGCAAGCGCGTGAGGGTGAAGAGGAGAAGGTCGCCCGCACCATCAAAGACGTCATGGAAAGCGTCCTCCCCGGGCCCGTTCGCTTCGAGGCCGATGTCAAGACCGGCCCCAACTGGGCCGCCCTGGGGTGACGCGGAGGGAGCTTGACCTTCGTGGCATCAACCAAGCCTGTGAAGCGCAAGAACAAGAAGACCGTCGTGGAAGAGCTCATGGCCTCCCAGCTGCACGACGCTGGGCTGGCCCCCTTCCAGCAGAACGCATACTTCATCCGGGGCCGTAAGTTCCAGGCGGACTTCTGGTGGCCCGAGAAGCGCATCGCGCTCGAGGTCGACGGTGGTGTCTGGATGCCCCGCAGCGGGCACACCAGCGGCGCCGGCTACACGAGCGACCGGGAGCGCGACGTCGAGGCCCTGCTCCAGGGGATCATCACCGTCCGGTACACCAGCGACCAGGTCCGCAACGGGTACGCGATCTCGACCTTCAAGCGGATCTTCGACCTGCGCGGGCCGCAGGCCCATGATCCGTGAGCGGATAGCGGTCGCCTTCCCGGGGGCGCAGAAGGTCGGCCTGTCCCTGTGGATCATCGACGACAGCCAGATCACCCGGGTCGCCGTCGGGTCCGTGGGGACCGACGTGGTCGGCGCCTACCTCGAGCGGTTCAAGGCCGACACGCTGGTCATCGAGTCGCACCGCCCCATCAAGACCCCCGCCGGCCCGTTCCGGGCCACCGCCGACAGCATCGTCTTCGCCCACCCCAGCTGGCACGACACCCCCATGCGGGCCCCCTTGGGCCAGCTTGGGATGCTTGGCCAGAACGCCTGGCGGATGGGCTTCAACCACCTCGTCCGACGCGGCCCCTACCGCCTCGGGCGCCTGGACATCGCCCTCCTCACCCCAGAGTGGCTGGAGGCCTTCTCCCCACCCCGGAGGACCCGTGAAGGTTGACCCCGAGCTTCAACAGGCCATCATGCGCCACCCCAGCGACGATCTCGCCAAGGTGGCCAAGGATGTCGGCGCGCAGCTGGGACGAGTCGTCCCCATCACCATGGTCGTCAAGATCAAGGGCAGCGTCCAGCGGGCCGCAGACGTCAACCGCGCCAAGGAAGTCGCGGCCGGGACCCTGGACACGAAGATCGGCCGCATCGAGGTCGCCAGCGACGTGCTCGAGCGGATCTTCCTCGACGAGGGGCTCACCCTCAAGGACCGCATCGAGGCCAGCAAGGAGCTGCGGCAGTGGACCCGGCTCGGGATGGACGCGGCCGGCATGGCGGACGAGAGCACCGACACCCTGTGGGTCGTCGGCGGGGAGTGGGACACCACGCCCAAAGGCCCTGCATGAAGGTCGTCCAGCTCGCGTTCGGCGCCCTGAACGCCCTCCAGGAGAAGGTGATCGCGGCGTTCCGGGGCGGGTCACGCTTCGTCCTGATGGTCTCCGGCCGCCAGGGTGGAAAGAGCCACTTCGGGGCCCGCTGGCTGCTCACGCAGACGATGCGCCCCGGGGTGAAGGTCAAGCTGGCCTTCGCCGTCGCACCGACCTACCGCATGGCCCGCGTCATGCAGCGCAAGCTCGAGGAGGTCCTGAAGTCGGACCCGGCGCTGTGGGCGCGGATCAAGCACACGAAGCAGCCGATCCCGACCTACGAGTTCCCCAACGGGTGGATCATCGAGGTCCACTCGGCCGACGACCCCGACGCGCTCCGTGGCCCCACGGTCTCGGCCGTCTGGTTCGACGAGGTCGCCAAGGCCGCCGAGGAGGCGTTCGACGTCCTCGTGCCCACCCTGCTCGCCACGGGGGGCAGCTTCCTGGGCACCACCACCCCGCGCGGGAAGCAGAACTGGGTCTACCGCCGGCTCTACCTGAAGAGCTGCGAGCCAGGGCACCCCGACCACGACCCCCAGCTCTACCACACGGCCTACGCCACCGTCTTCGGCAGCACCTGGGACAACGTCGAGTACCTGTCCGAGGACGCGGTCAAGCAGCTCGAGGACCAGTACGGCAAGGGCAGCGCCTACGCGAAGCAGGAGATCTCCGGTGAGTTCGTCAGCTACGAGGGTCTGGTCTTCAAGTGGGACGAGGGCAACTTCCTGCCCCACAAGCAGCTCTACGAGAACCTGGGCGAGTTCACCCAGATCATCGGCGGGCTCGACTTCGGCTGGACCGACCCGTCTGCCGCCATCGTGCTTGGGTACCGGGACGGTAACTGGTTCGCGCTTGATGGGTTCTACGAGTCCCAGATGGATCTCAACGAGATGGCCGACCAGCTGGCCATTCTGACCGCCGAGTACGGGGTCCAGAGCTGGTACGCCGACTCGGCCCGCCCCGACCTGATCAGCGACCTGCGGGCCCGGGGGATGCCCGTCCAGCCGGTCGTCAAGCCCAAGATCGAGGACCGCATCCGGGAGCTGGCGATCTTCGCGGACCACAACCGCTTCAAGGTCAGCTACCGCGCCCCGTTCGTCAGGGACGAGTTCCAGCTCTACCAGTACCCCGAGGAGGACCGCCTCTACCGGGACAAGGACCGCAAGCCCCTCGACCGCGACAACCACGCGATGGACGCCATCGGCTACGCCGTCTGGTCCGTCCGGTGGCTCTGGCGGAACGACGTCCGGTACGTCATCAAGAGCGAGCGTGCCTCCAAGGACGAGAACGACGAGACCGTGTTCCTCCGCGAGCAGCGGAAGAGGAAAGGGCTGGAGGTCCCCGACTCGCATGCGGGCCTCTACGGGAGCTAGATGCCACTGATCACCGACGAACGATCCGCGACCGAGATCCTGATCGGGATCCGGGACCGCTACCCAGAGATCCCGCTCAAGGCCTTCGCCCGGGAGATCCTGGGCGCCCACTCCGAGCAGGGGCGCCGGCTCAGCGATCTTGCCGAGCGCGGGGAGCTCCCTGCTGAGACGCAAACCGAGACCGTCAGCATCCGGCAGGAGATCAACGGGACCGAGCGGTCCATCACCCTCAAGGCCGGCCGGCTACCGATCACCTCCTTCGAGGAGCTGGTCGAGTTCTACGAGATCGACCTGGAGCGGTGGAAGCCCACCCAGCAGCTCTTCAACTTCTGGGGCAACGAGAGCAGCCCCAACTTCCAGGTCAAGGCCAACTTCTGCGAGGTCGAGTACAAGGGCCTCGAGGCGGCCGACCGGGAGGCGGTCACCGACTGGTTCGCGGCCCTGTCGCCTCAGTGGGAGCCGACGGACGGCTGGACGGCCACCTCCGGCAACCTGCTCGAGATCGTCATCAGCGACCTGCACGCCGACAAGCTGACCAGCTTCGGCACCAGCCTCGAGCAGCACCTAGAGCGGGTCGGGCAGGCGGTCGACCGAATCATCGACCGCGCCGACGGGGCCTACCCGGACGGGATCGAGCGGGTCGCGTTCGTCTTCCTCGGCGACACCTTCGACCACGAGGGCAACGGGGCCACCTCCAACGGCACCCCCCAGCAGGTCCAGGGCGACCCGCGCGAGAGCTACCTGGCGATCCGCAACTTCATCGGGACCCTGGTCCGCAACACTGCCCACCTCGCGCACGTCGACCTCTACATCCTGAGCGGCAACCACGACCGGGAGCGGGCCTTCTACGCGGTCGACAGCCTGGCGGGCCTCTTCCGTGAGCACCCCAAGGTCACCGTCCACCGGAACACCGACCGGGCGGCCATCGACTGGGGCGTCAACCTGATCGGGCTGTGGCACGGCGACAAGCAGCGCAACGAGGACATCGCCATGACCCTCATGCGCGAGTTCAACACGACCGAGAAGCGGGTCCTCGAGGTTCACCTCGGGCACCTGCACACCCGCCGGGAGGACGAGGTCCACGGGGTCCTGCTCCGCCGGTTCCGCACCCCGACCCCCGACAACACCTGGGCCTCGGAGCGGCTCTTCAACCACAACGTGAAGAGCATCACCGGGATCCTCTGGAACCAGGACCTGGGCCCGGTGGCCGAGTTCCCCGTCACGTTCGTAGGTGAGCCATGAGCGATCAGATCGCGTCCCCTGAGCAGATGATGGACCAGCAGCCCCTGCCGCCGCCGATTCCGGTGACCGAGCAGGAGAAGCTGGTCCGCCGGCTCTACACCCAGTACGACCGCTTCAAGCAGCAGATCGCCCCCCTGCACGAGAAGATCGACAAGTGGCACGCCATGTACGAGGCCGCCAAGCAGGGCAAGAAGAACTTCCCCTGGCCGGGGGCGGCCAACTACCAGGTCCCGCTGATCATGGCGACCATCGACAGCATCCACGCGCGGATCGCCAAGGCGGTCTTCGACGTGGACCCGCTGTGGCTCTCGAAGCCCCGCTCCAGCTCCGGGGTCATGCTCGGCAAGAAGGCCGAGGCGTACCTCGACTACTGGGCGGACGAGATGTCGCTCCCCGACCGGCTGGACATGGTCATCCACAACATGCTGATCGAGGGCGTGGGCGTGGTCAGGATGGACTGGGACCGCCGTACCAGGCAGATCCCCCAGGTCGCCATGCCGGACCCCGCCACGGGGCTCATGCAGCAGCAGACGGGCCCCCAGATGATCACCGAGTACGAGGGCCCCGCCGCCCGCCCGGTGCCGCTGAAGGACTATGTCCACATCCCCGCCGACGCGCCCACTATCGAGGACGCGGTCTACGTCGGGCACCGGGTCTTCCGCACCCACCAGCAGCTGCTGGACCGGGAGCGGGCCGGGCACTACTTCAACGTCAAGGAGCTCCTCGAGCGGACGGACGGGGACAGCACCCTGGACCGGACCCCCAACCCGAGCCAGGTCCTGGCCACCTCTGACTACTCGGGCGAGTACGAAGAGACCCGCCAGTACGAGATCGTCGAGCTCTACGGGCCCTACGACTGGGGGGACGGCCCGACCCCGACCCTGTTCGCGTTCAGCCCCGAGCACAAGATCCTGCTCCGGGTCGAGCCCTACCCGTACGAGTACGGCCGGGCGCCCTACCTGAGCTTCGCGGTCTACCCCCGGCCCAACTTCTTCTGGGCCCGCAGCATGGCCGACATGCTCTCCTCGCAGCAGGAAGAGCTCACCACGCTGCACAACATGCGCTCGGACGCGGTCGCACGGCGCATCGCCCCGCCGCTCCTCCGCCGCACGGGCGCCCGCTGGGACCCCGTCGAGCAGCCGTGGCGCCCGGGGATGGTCATCGACGTCAACGACCCCGCCGAGCTGATCGAGCTGGCGATGTCCGACGTCCCCAACGGGCTCTTCGCGCACGAGCAGGACATCATGGCCTTCACGGAGCGCATGACCGGCATGAGCGACGTGTTCATGGGCCGGATGGGCTCCCCGTACGCCACCGCGACGGCGGTCAACCGGGTCACCTCCGAAGGCCTGGCCCGCATGGACATCAACGTGAGCCGCTTCCAGAGCGGCATGAAGAAGCTCGCGTGGGTCATCTGGTGGCTGCTGTACCAGTACCGCCCGTACGTCGACGCCTTCCTCGTGGACGGCCAAGAGGCCACGATCACGAAGGACGAGATGCGCCCGACGCAGAACGGGCTCATGCCCTTCGAGTTCACCCCCCACGGGATGCACTCCGACTCCTCGAAGGAGGCTCGCCGGCAGCAGCTGACCTTCCTCCTCCAGGTCGCCACCGGCCCGCTCTCTCAGTTCTACCCTGACGGGATCCAGAAGCTCCTCGACGAGGTCTTCGCCTCCTACGACATCAAGAACCGCACCGAGGTCCTTGGCCCGCCCTGGAGCGTCATCCAGCAGCAGCTCCAGCAGGCGTTCCAGCAGGGGATGCAGCAGGGCATGCAGCAGGGCGCTCAGGCGGCCCAGCAGGCGGCCGGCTGATGGAAGAGCACCTGGACATCCTCCTCGAGCTGACGACCGGCCCGTACTGGCGAGCGATCAAGCGCGAGATCCGTGAGATGGAGGTGGGCGTCACTGCCCGCCTCCTCCAGCCCAGCACCTCCCTGATCGAGCTGGTGGCGAAGGAGGGCCACTCGAGCCGTCTAGCGGGGCTCCGACAGCTCGTGACGACCATCGAAGAGAAGGCCGAGCGGCACGCGAAGCAGCTTCGATCCGAGAGGGGGGCTTGACAGACACCCCCAAAGTGTGATAGGGTATTAGGTACTGGGACGGTAAACACTACCTTCGGTCTCGTCCCGCCGGAAGGAGCCCCACTTGCCCGACCAACAGAACCAGGCGCAGGCCCCTGCGTCCCCGGCCCCGACGGAAAACAAGGCCCCCGCCCCGCAGTCCAACGAGATCTCCTCGCTGGAACGCTACATGGCGGCTCGAGCGTCCTCGTCGAACGCTCCGAAGGACCAGACACAGCCCGCCGCGTCCGCTCCCGCGCATGGAGCGGTCACCTCTTCCCCGGACAACCGCGAGCAGTTCATCCCCCGCGAGCGGTTTGACCAGGTCCTGAACGAGCGCAACCAGCTTCGAGCTCAGGTTCAACCGCAGCAGCCGCAGTTCCAACAGCAGCCCCAGGGGTTCTCCCCGACGGGCATGGTGGGGCAGCAGCCGCAGCAGGCTCGTCCGGCGAACGTGCCCGACTTCGCCGACCCGCAGGTCCAGAAGCAGTGGCGAGACAAGATCGCAAACAACCCGGTGACGGGTCTCCGCGAGTTCGTCTCCCTGCTGATCCAGACCGAGGGCGGCCCGTTGCTCGAGCAGTTCCGCCAGCAGATCACGCAGCAGATCTCCCCGATCCAGCAGACGTTCCTCCAGCAGCAGCTGAACAGCTACGTCTCCCAGCGTTCCCAGGCCGACCCAGGCTTCTCCCAGGTGGCCCCAGCGTTCAACCAGCTGGTCGCTCAAGCCGCTCAGCGCGGCATGCAGCTGACCCCGCAGACGCTGCAGGCCATCGAAGGCATCGCCCGGGCTCAGGCCGGCATGCTCACCGCTACCCAACAGCCTCGCCAGGTCCCGTTCTCGGAGACCCCCGGTGGCGCTGCGAACTTCGGGCAGCCCGAGCAGCCGTCCCTGTCCCCGCAGCAGCAGGAGATCGCCAAGCGGTTCGGCATGACCCCGGCGGAGTACACCGCCTTCTATGGAGGGAACAATGGCTGAGGCCAAGCAAGCAGCGACCCCGGCCCCGGCCGAGGAGCCCGTGGTGGCCGAGGCCACTGTGGGCAAGTACAAGCTGACCCACAAGGGGTTCGGCAAGTACCTGGTGGGGGGCACCGGCAAGGTCTTCGAGGGCAAGGCAGCCGCCGAAGAGTACGTCAAGGAGCTCGAGAAGGCAGCCGCGTACGCGGAGCAGTTCGGGGACGTTCTCCCCGAGGGCTTCGAGGTTCGCGCCCGCACGCTCGAGATCCGTGGCTCTCTCACTGAGCTGCCGATGAACGAGGTGTACCTCCCTGACGGGGACATCAACCCGTACTACGACCGAGCGTGGGCGTGGGGTTGGGGCCGGGCGACCGGCAACGACATCGCCTCCAAGCAGGCTCGTGGCTACCGGGTCGTCACCCGCGAGGAAGTGGAGGAGGAAGTGAAGACGGGCAAGGTCCCGGAGCACTACCTCAACCTCCTCATGCCCACCGAGCTGGGGTCCCGTATGCAGTACGGGGATCTGGTCCTGATGCGCGTCCCGCGCGTCATCTGGCGTCAGCATCGCGCTGAGCAAGAAGACGCGGCCAAGCGGCGCATCCGCATGACCGACGAGCAGAACCAAGCAGCACTCGATCAGGCCGGGGTGAAGAACCTCTCAGGCCCGATCTCGAACGAGGTCAGCAGCGGCCTGAAGATGTCGGGCTTTTGAGCCCCTCTTGAGGTAACAGCATGGCGACCACCTACGCCATCCGTCCCATCGCGCCGGTCAAGCGGCTCGATGGGTACACGTTCGTCAACCTCCCCATCGCGTCGGGTGAGACCTTCCTGGAAGGCGCTCTCGTCCTGCGCGATGCCGACGGCAACGCTGCCGAAGTCGGCGCGGATCCCGCGCTGATCGCCGGCATCGCCCTGCACTCCGTCGCGGACGCGAACCCGGCCGACACGTTCGGTACCGTGGTTGCCCGCGTTCCCATCGCCACGGCCGACCAGGAGTTCCGTGGCACGCTCGAGGGCACCTACGCCGCCGCCGACCTCGGTGGCGACTTCGGTGTGGTCCTCGACGCGACCGGCTACTGGACCATCGACCGCTCCGACACCACGAACACCCGTGTTCGCATCGTCGGCGTCGAAGATGGTGTCGCGGTGGGCGACATCAACGTCCCCGTCCGCTTCGTGTTCCTCCCCGCTAACCGGCAGGTGATCTCGTAATGATGGTCTCGGGTACTTTCTCTGAGCTTCTGGCGCCCGGCCTGAACAAGGTCTTCAACCGCGCCTACAACGAGACCCCGGAACTCTGGCAGACGATGTTCAACCTGCAGAAGTCCGAGCGTCAGTACGAGGAGCAGTACACCTGGGGTGGCTTCGAGCCGTTCCAGAACTACAACGAGCTCGAGGACATCCAGCTCCGCAACGCGAAGCCCGGCTACACCGTGCGGTACGTCCACCGCAAGTGGGGCCTCGGCTACCAGCTGTCGCAGGAGCTCGTCGACGACAACCTGTACTCCGGCGTGATCGAGGCCTTCCCGAGCCACCTGGCTCGCGCGGCCCGCGCCACGAAGGAGACGGTCGCCGCGACGATCTTCAACCTGGGCTTCAGCGCGACCCAGCCCGGGGGCGACGGCAAGGCGCTCTTCGCCACCGACCACCCGCTCTACGGGGCGGCCAGCGGCACCTCGAGCAACACCTTCGCCACCGCGACCCCGCTGTCGCACACGGCGCTCCAGAACGCGCTGATCCAGCTCAAGCGGAACAAGGCGGACGACGACATCTTCTCGCCGGTCACCCCCTCGATCCTGCTCGTCCCGGATCAGCTGGGCCCGACCGCGCGTGAGATCCTCGGCACCCCGACGGTTCCCTACTCGGCGGATCGCACGATCAACACGCTGTCCAGCTCGGGCCTGCAGATCGTCGAGTGGAGCTACCTCACCTCGACGGACAGCTGGTTCCTCCTGGCGCCCAAGGCCCAGACCGGCCTGCACTACTTCGAGCGCTGGCCCCTGCGCCAGATCATGAAGGACATCGAAGAGAACCAGAGCATGAAGCACCTGGCGTACGAGCGCTACAGCTTCGGCTTCTCGGATCACGTCGGCGTCTTCGGCGCTCAGGGCTCGTAAGTCACAACCTAACCTCTTGGGGGCGGGGCGTTCATCGCCTCGCCCCGTTTGCTTGGGAGACCCCACATGCCCGGAACGACCCTGACCGGCCCCCTGACCCTCGTCGCTGCCCCGAACGCCACCGCCTTCGCCACCCCCGGTGAGTCCATCACCCTCGCTGTCGTGACGGGCGTGGACGGCACGGGCTCCAACGCTGCCTCCAAGGCGGACGTGGACGCCCGGCTCGGGACCATCGAAGACGCCATCAACGCGATCCTCGAACGGATCCAGTAAGCCATGCGCTGCGGCTGCAACTACGACGGGGCGGTCGCCATCACCCCCGACGACACCGACGTGAACCGCGCTGACGCCCTCTGGGTGGTCGGCACGGGCAACCTGGTGGTCCAAGGTGAGGACGGGAACGACGTGACCTTCACGGGCGTCCCGGCCGACACCTGGCTCCCGATTCGGGTCACCCGGGTCCGGGCCACTGGCACCACCGCGACCGGGATCTACGGCTTCAAGGAGCGGCGATGAGCACGCAGGCTGTCCGTGACGTCTACCTGGACCACATCAAGCACATGGGCGACCTGATCGCCAGCTCCGAGACCGCCTTCCGCGAGGCGTACGCGCTGAAGCGCACGGCCACCCTCGCGTACGAGACCGCCGAGGAACGGCTCAAGTCGCTCAAGGAAGAGCGTGAGCGGGTCCTGGCCGACTTCAGGCGCGAGTTCCCCGGCCTGAGCATCTCGGGGTTCTGACGTGTGGGACCTCGCCACCACGCGGACCCGCCTCGGGGAGCGGCTGGCCGAGGAGAGCACCGTCTTCTGGGACGCAACGGAGCGCGATGACGCGATCAACGACGCGCAGCGCTTCATCGCGGCCGTCACCCGGGGGGTCCCGCAGACCCTGACCGGGTCCGTCTCGCAGGCCACGCCCTACCTGGCGGTGAGCGGCAAGCTCCTCGGCGACTACGTCACCGCCGGGCAGGTCGACGGCGGCCGGGCGCTGGGCTTCACGGTCCAGGAGCTCGCCGACCGGGCCTACCCCGGCTGGCGCACCGCCGAGGGTACCCCCCGGTGGGCGGTCGTCGCCCCCGACGAGAGCCGGGTCTACCTGACCCCGACGAACACGGTCGCGGACGCGGTCACCGTCAAGGTGAGCGTCCTGCCGGCCGATCTGGCGGCCGACTCCGACGAGCTCTTCGGTGGGGAGACGGTCATGGAGAAGTACCAGGGCCCCCTGCTCTCGATGGCGGCGGCCTTCCTGCTCCTGAAGGAGCGCTACGACCAGGACGCTGAGCGGTTCTACCAGTTCGCCATCCAGGAGATCTCCGCCCTGGGCGTCGACCCCGCTCGCATCCCCCCGCTGAGGGAGGCGGCCCCGAATGGCTGAGTGGACGGTAGG